AGCAGAAACCTCTACAGCGAGCCCGCAACGACGCCAACAGGATGCACCACTCCATCTCCATGATCACAAAGTCCTTCCAGAAAAAGGAGGCTTACGGAGCACCAAACCACCCGAGAAACATCTCTACTGTTCCACACGGGCAAAATGCTCGTTTGTCGGGTTATACCTATGCATTCAAGGACGCAATCCTTAAGAACGTCCCTTGGTACATGCCTTGCAAGACCCCTGTTCAGATCGCCGATGCGGTCTGTAACTTAGCTTCGCGGTCACATGAGTTGGTCGAAACGGACTACAGCCGATTCGATGGCACTTTCTTGAAGTTCATGCGTGAGCATGTCGAGTTTGCTTGCTATCGCCGCTGGGTCCCACAGGACCTTCTTCCAGAGTTGACCGAATTGTTAGCAAATGAGGTCGATAGCAAGGCCAGGACAAAGGGAGGATTGAAATACGATCCTGGCTGTTCACGATTAAGTGGATCACCACTCACCACTGATGGTAACAGCATTTGTAATGCATTTGTGTCCTACGCCGCTGGCCGCTTTAACGGGTTTAGCCATGCGGAAGCGTGGGACACTATTGGAATAGTATACGGCGATGATGGCCTCAGGGACGGGAGTGTCCCTGATGAAAAACTGTCATCGACTGCTAGTGATTTGGGATTTGAGCTTAAGATCTGCAACCGTGCATCCCGCGGTAACAGCGTTTCTTTCTTGTCCCGCATCTTTTGCGATCCTTGGTCTACACCGGCATCTATCCAAGACCCAGCGCGAACTCTCCTCAAACTTCACACGACATGTGACGGGAGCAATAAAACCATCCAAGAAATTGGTTGGAATAAGACCCAAGCATACTTGGCTACTGACCGGCTCACCCCGTTCATATCCGAGTGGTGCATGGCTTACCAGCGCAATTGCCCCGAACAATTAGTGAACTACTCAGATTATTCTGACATCCCTTTCTGGGTACGTGATGAGGAATCGCTCAATAACTGTTGGCCACAGCATTCTAGTGACATCTGGAATGGAATAGTGGCCGAACGTCTTGGTGTTGCCGCTGATGAACTCAATGCACACATTAAGTTGTTGAATGAGTTCAAAGGCGACATTGGTAACTTGCCTGTCCTCACCTCAAACATTGAACAGACACCAAAATTGGAGGTGGCAATGGACGGTGAGATCCATGCCGGTCCTACTACCAAACAAAATGGACCAAAACCACAAGGCGATCGAGAAGACCCTGGAGCTGTTATCACAACAGTTCCAAAATCTCGTGGATCACCGGCGAAGCCTGGGAGGGCTCAACCCGGTGGAGGAAAACGAGATGAAAACGTTCGTGCTGAGCGCAAACGCCAAGCTCGGAGCAATCAGAAGGCTCCAGCTACGCATGCCAGCACCATCACCAACGACGTTTCTAACGGACAGCGACCCTCTCCACAAGTGAAGGTCGTGAAGAAACCTGTAGCTAAGAACTGATAATTAC